ACCACGGGCCTTGCCAAGCGCAAGGCGCTCCGCACGGAGCTGACGCTGCGCTGCCTCAACCAGGCGGCGCACGGCATCGTTGCCGACCTCACCTAGCAATAGGTGACAAAGGAGGGGGCGGGTCTTCTAGGGCTCGCCCCTTTCGTCTTTCAGACAAAGGAATTTTCCATGCGGGTCAAGCTCAGTCCCGGCAGCACGGTCACGCAGGCCACCAGCAAATCCACTGGAGTCACCTGCGAAGGCCCTTGCGGCCAGATCACCATGAACAACGCCGCCTTGGCGGCCAGTACGTCAGTCGGGTTCACCGTCACCAACAGCTATGTTGGGTCGAAGGACACGATCAATCTCGCGATTGCTTCGGGCGCTACCGCAAGCTCCTACGTCTATGTCGTGGATGCGGTGGCGGCGGGGTCGTTCGTCATCCACCTCCGCAACGTGTCGGCGGGTTCGCTCGGCGAGGCGGTGGTCATCAACTTCTCCGTCATCAAGAACAATATCTGACATGCGTGGCTGGCTTGAAGCGCTGATCTTCGGTCAGCCCCGCAACATAGGGGGGGTAATGGCCCGCAAGAAGGCTGAGCTCGCGGATACGGTCACTTTGCTGATCCTTCGCGACGGCGTGTTCATCGACGCAGACGTGAAGCGCTTCGAGGGCGATCAGTGCGAAGTCCGCCGGGATATCGCCGAACAGATCATCAGGAACGGGCATGGCCGAGCTATCTGACTGGCAGCTCATCGACGATGGGTCGTTCAACGGGATGCGGAAATATATCCGCGCTACCGACGAAGACGAAGGCACTGTCCAGGTCCGCTACGAACAGGACGCGACCAAGCTTCTGGACGCCAACAAGCGGGCGCAATCCGCGACGGCGGGAACCCGCATGGGCGATGGGCTTGAGAAGGTCGCGAGCATCCCCGCCTGCATCATTTACGAGTGGATCACGAAGCACGGGGTCAATCTCTACAACCCCAACCATCAGGACGGCGTGAAGCGGCTGCTGAACAGCTCCGACTACCGCTGGCTCAAAGTACGCGAAATCATTCTCTGAGGGAGGTGAGCCGTGACCATTGCCTCCTATAGCGAGCTTGTCACCGAAATGGGAGACTGGCTCAACCGCTCTGATCTATCCTCGAAAATCCCGACATTCATCCGCCTGTTCGAAGCGCGAATGAACCGGCTCCTGCGCAACCCGGAGATGGAACAGGTTTCGACGGTCACGCTCGTTGCCGGAACGGAGGCTTATTCGCTTCCTTCGGGCTTCAAGGAGGCGCGACAGGTCTACATTGCGGCAGTTCCGAGGGTGAATCTCACGCCCCTGTCGCCTCAGTCGCTCAGAACCGAGTTCACCGGGCAGGAAACCGCCTCACCATCGGCTTATGCGGTCATTGACGAAAAGATCGTCCTTGCGCCAACCCCCACCGACACCGGCACGCTCACCATTGTCCACTATAACGGCCTTCTCGGGCTGGACGACGGCAACCCGGCCAACTGGCTGCTCGACAGCCACCCTGACGCCTATCTGTTCGGCTCGCTGTGCATGGCTGAAGCCTATCTGCGCGACGATGAGCGGTTGGCCGTGTGGAAGGCTGCATGGGATCAGGCGGTCGATGAAATCCGCGACGATGCCAACCGCAAGCGGCTTCCGGGTGGTCCGCTCGCAACTCGGCCGGCGGTCATTGAGTGAAGCTGGAATCATGGACTCCGGATTTGCCGGAGCATGGCCATGCCGGGCTGGTCAAGGCGCGCAACGCCTATTCCGGCGTGCTTGGGTACGAGCCGATCAAGGCGCTGTCGCAAATCTCTGCGGCGCTGGGGCAGGCATGGAAGGGCGGCGGGGCATTCACCGGCTCAGACGGCACCACAGCGCTTCTCGCGGGCTCCAATGCTGGGCTATACCGACTGACCTCGACCACTTCGACCAGTGTTTACGCTGGCTCGTACACGGCCAATTGGTTTTTCGTTCAGTTCGGTGACAAGGTTGTCTGCGTCAACGGCGGAGCGCCAGTCAAGTACACGATCACGTCAGGGGCCGCAGCGCTGCTCGGGGGCAGTCCGCCGACATCCTCATATTGCGCCATTGTCCGAGATTTTGTTTTCTTGGCTGGCAACAGCTCCAATCAAAACCGCGTCTATTGGTCGGCGATCGACAATGCCGAAGGTTGGACCATCGGTACGAACCAGAGCGACGTTCAGGATCTACCCGATGGCGGCGCAATAACGGGACTTGCCGGGGGCGAGTTTGGCCTGGCGTTTCAGGACGAAGCGATCCACATTTTCGAATATGCCGGAACGCCGTCGATCTTCACGCGGCGCAAGGTGTCGAACAGCATCGGGGCGCTATGCCACGGCTCCATAGGCCAGCATGGGCGGCAAACGTTCTTCTATAGCCGCAGGGGCTTCTACAAGTTCATTGACGGGGAGGTTGTCCCGATTGGCCGCAACAAGGTCGATCGCACCTTCCGCACCACTTATTCGGTTTCTGAAATCACCGGCAACATCCGCTGCACGATCGATCCGGAGCGGTCTCTAGTCATCTGGTCGATGCCCGATCGGCTGTGGGTCTACAATTTCGAGAATGATATGTGGAGCGACGTTCTCATTGTCGGGATCGTCGGCATTTCGACGGGGCGCACCGCATCACTGACCCTCGAAGACATCGCCGTCACCTATCCCTCGATCGAGAACGTCACCCCGACCTTTGACGATCCGTATTGGCGCGGCGGCGATCCCATGCTGCTCATCGCTTATACCGACGGCAAGCTCTACTCGTTCGGCGCCGCGACTAACCTTGAAGCGTCGTTTCGCTTCCCGCAGCTGGAATTGAACCCAGGTCGGGGAAGCCATGTCCGCAACAGCCGCATCATCGGCAACATGACCTCCGCCCAAGTGTCGATCGACTGTCGGGCACGCATGGGGGATGCGGCAACCAACGTGGTTTCGAACGATTTCCGGAACAACGGAGAAGTGCCGATCCGGGCGTCGGGGAGATATTTGCAGCCTGAGATCGTACTCGCCGCTGGATCAACCTGGACCTCGGTGCAGGGCTTTGATTTGGAGGCGAGTGCCGGGGGGCGGATGTGATTCCTCCCTATGCGCCATCAATTCAGGACTGGATGCGCCAGGTCTCGCTGGAGGCCAACCCAGCGCTGACGAAGGCCGCTGAAACCGTCTCGGTCAAGGCCGATTATGGCGCCGACGAATCCAATTCCGACAACACCGACAATTTCAACAAGGCGCTACGACATCTGATCTCCGTTGGCGGTGGGCGGTTGCTCGTTCCCCGCGGACGCTATCGGATCAAGCAGCAGATCCTTCATACCATCGCGAACCAGGAGAATATCTCGATTGTCGGGGAGGGACGATATCAGTCGATCCTCGACTTCTCCGATGCGTCCACGCTTGGAATAGAGCTCAATTCCACCACCACGGCGGTCAACCTGAAGCCCTGTTTCGAGATCAGGGGTCTCGGCATTGTCACGTCGCACGACAATGCCGGTAACGCCATTCGAATCAGCTACGCAGACGCGAACATCATCGATAATTCCGTGTTGATCGAAGACGTTCTGATCGGCCAGAACTATTTGCGGGGGTCTGATGGGGGATCGGGCTATGGCTATTGGACGAAGGGCGTCTATCTCACCAACGCTCGCGTGTCGAAGATCGTTGGTCTGCACTTCATCGGAGAAGTAGACAAGGCTTCCGACACCCAACACGGCATTTATGTGGACGGCGAAACCACGGAGTTCGTCGTGGATCACTGCAACATTCTCGAAGCAAATTGCGGGATTGAGATTGCTGGCACGTCGGAAGGCGTGTTCGTCAATAATTCGGTCGTGAACATCTGCCGTTACGGGATCCGGCACAATATTGCGAGCGGCGCCGAGCCGCAGCTGACGGTGACCGGAAGCCACGTCAACGCATCTGAGGTGTGCGTCTGGGCCACCAACAGCCAGCAGGGTTATATCGGCGGCAGCCTGTTCTACGCGAACACATATTTTGCATCGCCTGGACCTTGGCCCGAATGGCGCGGCGTATTGGTCGATGGCTCAAACGCGAAGCACATGACCGTCCAGGGCAATACCTTTGCCAAGGAGAGCGGACGGACTTCGGACACGACGACCGGGATCGACTTTGCAGCCGGGTCGTATCACACCGCCAGCGGCAACCACTTCCTCGGTTATTCGGGCAACGCACTGACCTACGGAGTGCAGGCCCGCTCCGGGGTTAGCAACGTCAT